AGGAACATCGCGTTCACGACACCCAGGATTAACGCAGGGGCTGAACGCAGGAACAGGTAGAATCCGCGCTTCGGCGACACAGACATCACGTACATCTCAAAGAGCACCACGAGGCCGGCGGAGATGGCCACTAACCAGAAGATGACATAGTAATATGTCTCGATCGTGTCGTTCGATACCTTCTTCGTTAACTCAGACTCAGTTGCCATTTACTTATGGCGGCGACGAGTTTTACGCCGAAGGTCTCCATCATGTTTCGGATTTCCATCGAGGAACGAGTACACCCGAGCCATTGCCCACTGCTCCTTGCTCAGCTTCTTGCTATACGGAGCATTCACGCCCTTCTTGAAGGTTCCCTTCATCCGAACGGAGGTGGGGTTCGTCTTGTACGCACCAATGCCGCGATCATAGACCTGGCGGAGAATGGGACGGGGAACGTGCGAAACCTTGGACAACTCCTCAACAGAATACCCATGAACAGGCAGGTTGTGCTTGCGAAGAAACCGGAGACGATGCGTGTTCCTGGCGGTCTTACGACGGCCACCTCCCGCAGTGTCAAAGACCTCGTGTAACAAGGCAAGCTGTTCACTTGCGGCCATCGTCTCTTCTCCCTCATCTCCAGCATCTGTGAACACCGCGATGGTTTCCAACGCATCACGCAGGCGTGCGACGAACACAGGATCGTCCTTGAGACCGCGACTCTTAATCGCCATTGCGAATTTTGGCTCACCGAGTTGGGAAGCGATAGCACTCGCCTCCGGAAACAGCGTTCTAGGATCCGGTTCCTTCAATTTTGCCACCAGTCGTTCAGGTACAACCCTCTTCTTGTCTGTCGCCGCTTTCAGTTCGAGGAATTGCTGCTTCACATTGGGATACGGTGTAGAATATCCCCATTTTGTATACGTCGCCTTGGCTGCATCTGTCAGCGGATATAAATAGATGAAAAACGCCCCATCCCTCTTGGCGTCTTCGACCAATTTGGCGTGGAGTGCCTGACCAATGCCCCTGTGCTCGGGAGATGGAATACGTGTCGCACTGATTTCGGAGAGATATACGTAGATACGTCCAAACCGTTTCCTGGTTTCCGCCATTAACCAACCGACGATTGTGCCGTCGGGCTTCTGTGCGACATAATGCCGAACGCTAATAACCGTCTTGTGACTCTTTTCACACCCGTGAATCCAAGGAAGAACACGGGGGTCGAACGGTCTCGGGTCGCCAGTTTGCTGACTGTCGGCCAACGTCGCCAACTCCTTGATTTTGGCAAGGTCATTGGCACAATCATACGCCGTGACCATATACGCAGGTTCGCGTGCCGCAGGAACCTCGGCCATTATTAACCCCCTAGACAAATCTCATACCCACTGACATCGTTATAAGGTCCACTGACCGTGTGCATCTTGCCATCCTTCTCGAACGTATGATACGTTGCTCCGCCACGCCACGGACCATCTGGGTAATCGTCGACAGTCTTCACGAACCGACCGAGATATACGCCCGTCTTCTTGTCCTTGTACTGCTTGGTGGGGTCCATTGTATTGGTTAGCGGGGTGTAAGTAAATTACTGGCATCCTTTATCATTTTCCTGTCTTTTTCAGCCCGTTCCCACTCACCAGACTCATATTCGATCGTCTGTGTGGGAGAACCATTGATATAATACAGCGTGATGCGTGAGCCGATTGGATACTTGGTTCCAAGCCAAACACCGTGGAGCCCCGAAAGTTCAATCATTCGTCCCGCGACACGAACAACGTGTGACATTTATATATGGACTCACACTACGTTAAAACGTCGAATTACCGGCGGGTGCGACGAGTTTTCCGAGAGCGGCGCTTGGACTTGCGAGTGCGGGTCTTGCGACGACGACCAGCGCTCGTGCTTGAACCGTGTCCAAGTTCGTCGATACCGTGGTTATTCTTTATTAACCAAGACTTTGGCCACGGTCCGCCAGCACATGCTTCCGTAACGAATAGCTGTGACATTCTCATCCACGGTGTCTGAGACACATGTACTTTACCGTTGAAGTGCTGAAGGATATTCGGCTGTATCGCACCGTAAACAGACGATGTCTTCGGAAGCTGTTGGCTTACGGACGGATGGAAGCGCCCACTAGTTATCGGTACAGTTTGAATACCATTTCCCGCGATACACATACCAACTTCGCTTGAATCAATCTTGTCTTTTCCGTATTTTTGCTTCAGGAGTTCAACAATTTCCCTATATGCCTTGTCCACGTCTCCGCCGTATTCCACAATTGCACGCAGTCTGTCGCGTTCCTGCATTTTTTCAATCTCCTTTTTGTTGTTCGGGTAGGCGGCGACCGAGAAAACCCCGTCGGGGTCGGCTTCACCAGTGCCTTGGTGCCACTGACTGAGTATATAGCCTTCAACTACACTCATTTATTCAAACGCTGCGAATAAACTCCCAATGCAGATAATCACATATCTTCTGCCAGATGTGGTCATGCGCGATTAACCGGTCTCGCGACTTCAGCAGCGGGAAATACGGCTTGTACTCATCAAGGTCCAGCAGCTCCATGAACTTGTACAGAATGTACGAGTACGACAGAAAGTTCGTGCGGTCATTGGGGCAGTACAGTAGGAACGGGGCCTGAATCTCCTGAAACATGGCTCGGATTTTCTCCTCAATCTCCGGCGTAATGGTGGGCGGAGGATTGCCGTTCAACCGCGAAAGAATGTGAGCCGCATGCTCATAGAACTTGGAACGGCCCAGCTTCTTCAGAATCTCGCGAATCTCCTTCTCCGTCAAGTCAGCAATGTTGGCAATTCGCCGCTTCTTGATTTCCAGAACCACCTCGTTCATAACCTCCTCGGGAATCATGGTCGACTCCTTGGCCTGAAACTGGTTCAGAATCTCATTGAGGTGGTTAATCTTCTTGTATGCGTAATTGTTCCGCTCCTTGGGTGGGTCGCGAAACGAAGGAAAGTCTGACACCACCAGCGAATACTCCTCAGACCCGCACTTCGGACACACGAGAATGCCCTCTGAGCTAATCTCCTCGCGGGCCACGTTACACCCAACACAGTGTTCGGTCATTTGCTGCATAGCCTCCGGGTTGTTGGCCAGCTTCATGCGGGACACATACTCGTCAAACATCCGCTTCTTGGACGCACCCACCGACTCAGACGGCACCGTTGCCGCAAAGAACTTCATGAACGTCGCCGCATCCTTCGGTGTCTGTGCGGGTTGAGCCGATGCATCCGGACGATTGTAATAATCCATCAGGATGTCCATGTTCTTCAAGTAATAGTCCTCCAGTGGGTTCTTTTGGGCTAGTTCGGCTTCAATCTCGCGAATGCGGGCCTCCCATCCGGAACACGTCACAACATCAGCAATCTCGTTGGACGCACGCAGGGACTCGACACGAACACGTAAAGTGGCCGCCTCGGTCTCCAGTGCGGTATCGTGTGTCTTTGCGTCCCGTAATCCGGTCACAACGTCTTGGTGGACAGAATCAAGCGTCCCCATTGACGTGGAGTCCGCTTCCCGTGTTTTCCGGACCCTGAACACGTCCATATAGTTCGTCTTCCACCTGTTTCATGAAAGCAGAATTGTCGCAGATGATCGGTCTCTGCTTCCGGACGGCTGACAGCAGTGTCCGGAAATCGATGCCAAAGTTCTTGGATACAAACGTCAAGACCAAGAAGGCCGAGCGATTGACACCCGCCTTACAATGGACAAAGACCGTTCCATTGGTTGACCTCAGAAACAGCCGCATCCAATTCTCAAACTCGGGGTACCAATCTAAGATATTGACAGCCACGGAGTCAATGGCATTGAGTTCCGCGTAATTCCCATGATGTCTCGTTTTCCACCACTCTGGACAATCGTTCGCAAACGCACAATTGACCACATGGGTAATATTGTACTTGGCTGTGAAGAGCGGAGTTAACTGATGTCCAGCACCGAGGAGGATACGGGGATAGACCCATGCCGGCGAACACTGCATTGTGTGGTCCACACACTATCCGAGAAAGCTTGTGATAACGATGTTCACAAAGTGGGCAAGGACCACCGACGCACCACTCAGCACCGCCGCACCCTGGTAGCTGACCACGCCATTGGACGTGTACGCCGAGGGAATATACTGAAGCAGAAGGTTGCGGGGTGTGGCCAGAGACAGCACAAATGTGGAGACAAAGAAGGCAACATACAGCTGGAGGTTGCGGAACATGAAGGTCATGGCTGGCAGCGACGGCTTGAACGACGGAGCGAATCCTGTGGTACTCGGTCCCGGACCACTGGCCTCGGGGTACACTGGAGGAGCAGACTGCGGACCCTGCGGACTCGGGAGGAGAGCGTCTAACGATGTGGAGCCTTCCATTGTTTATGAACTAGACGGGATTTCGCATTCAGCGTCTTCCACGCGGTAGCGATAGCACTTTCCATCGGCCTTGACGATTTTACTTGTCACTTCACCGACGGGCATAGCCAGGGTCTTCATGACCCCAAAGCTACGGTGGAACAGCAGCACGGCCAACCCCAAGCCGATGATAAAGGAGAAAAAAGGTGCTCCGCGGTGGAGCACATTGGTGATCGGCACCTTCATTACTTCTGGGATGCGAGGAGATTCAGAGAGTCGGGTTCGGATGTGCACGGCACCTCCGTGGCCTCAAAGCGAACACATCCAGTGTCCGTGTGGAATACTTCGCGATCACCCGGCCGCGGCACGCCGGAAGACTTGCGTGTTGGCGGGATAAACACCGTTCCAATCACGAATCCTGTCAACAGACCAGCCACCAACCAAGGGAGTTGAATCAGCATCCTTATCATACGCCAAGGTTATCCCATGCCCGGTATCGTGAGGCTGTTCGGACTGGGGTTCTTCTTCAATGCTTCAATCGGCCGAACCACTGTGAACCAAATCATCAGCTGAAGGAAGAGTCCTGCGATAGGTGCGAACCCAGTTGTGATTGTCATAATCGCCCGCATCAGCCATCCATAGACCGGTGTACCCCCAATATACTTTGCGAACGTGGCGTTAATCTTCGAATATTCGCAGAGTGCGGCGAGAGCAGCCATGGCCAATGCGGTCAGTCCAACGACATACTTGGAAAAGATACCGAGATTCTCCGTGGTGTACTTGGTTGGATCTCCCGCAGCTCCTTTCAACGGCGTGAGTTCAATGCCAATGTACGTCCACTGTGTATACGTCCAAATAACCATAACTGTCCAGAAGAGGGCGAATCCAAAGAGGAACGACCCCTTGGCTGCGAACATTCCCATGTCCTTGAAGATCTCGGATGGGGTCTGAATCAGCCGGCCGAACATTGACCGCCCCCCGATTGCCACCGTATCGTCTTTGCCTTCGAAATGCTCCTTTGTGGGTACAGGAGGTGGCTGAGCAGACCCAACCTTGTCGATATGATGCGGAATACCCTTTTCGTCGGTGTAATCCACAACAAGCCGAGGCGGAGTCAACCGCAGGGCCTCCGCATCCGCGGGCGTTGAGATGCGGTTATCCTTCCGCAAGAGCTCGTCTAATTTGGGCATTGAAAGTTCGATTGCCCCATAGTTCTCGGATTTGAGTTTGTTGAGAACGTCTAGGACATCGAGCGTTTGCGTGCCGACAATATAGTCGGCTTTCGTCAACTTGACCTCGCCCATTGTTAAGTAGCAAATACGAGATTTGCGAGACCGCTCACGATACGGAGATAATTGATGGACTCCACGTACACACCGACGGTGTACGTGTACAAAAAGATGATGTTGTTATTCGCAATAGTCGGGACAATTGAAATCACCTGATCAGGCGTGTACAAGTACGATCCATCGGCTTGGGGCAACAGGTCTCCCGGCGGAATGACTACGGGATTCTGACTGAGGGCGGTTGACTTCAGAATACAGACTACGCCCTGAGAAGCAGATGCGACAGAGACCGGCAGTGGTTGCTGGAGAGACACGCGAAGAACGACCTTATTGATCTTGCTTCCGTTCACAGCACCACTGGGTTGATATTGGTCATTGTTCAGTCCAAACGAATACATGTACACACCGGGAAGCGTAGAGGGCTGTTCACCGGTTGTGTGCTTGTACTGCTGGAGCAGAGAGAAGTACGTCTTTGGCTTCGTCTTGAACCGCTCATTGCCATCGAAGAGCAGCTGGCCATCCACAATCGCATCGCGTGGAGACACCGATGAAATCTGATACTGGCCGGACGAGTACAGCAGATCGCCTATGGCTGGAGTTATAGCCGAAAAGGGGGCACGGTTCGAGCTTGGCCAATTCGTGTAATTGTCCCAGTCGTTCGTCGACAACTTGTCCGACCGCTGGGCGATAAAGACGATTCGGGTCACCATGTTGAACATGGGAATCTCCAGGTCTGTGTTCGCACCATACTGACCCTCCTTAAGAACGTGGGTAACCTGTTTCAGCAGGAACGTCTGGTCAGCTGTTGCGAGCTGATTCATCTCCATGTCGGTCAGATAGATGAAGTTGCCCTCCAGATACGGATTCGCATAGAATGTCGTAACCGCCGCAGAGGACGAGATACCGGCGGTAGTCGGCGGAGTCAGAAACAGACCAATGGGATACGACCCTGTGGGTTGAATACGCTGTCCATAGGTCGGATTCGCAGGAGCGACGTCAATCACTGTATACAGCTGATTCAGGGGACGCAGAGTTACATTGATGTACGTCTCTGAGTTCTGCATCGAGACCAGCGGAAGTGCCAGACCAGGGTTCTCCGCAAACCAAAAGTGGAGAGGAATCACCAGCTGACGAGAGCGAATCGATGGCTCCGGTATGGTTGTGAATGGCATAGTTGTCGGTAGTGTGGCCGGGGTCACTGCGTTAGGATACTGGTTGACTCGGTCATACGCATTCGCAGGGTCGTAGATCTCGGGCACGTTGCCCACCATCTGGTTCACGACGCGGCGTTTGGCGGTATCGTGTGTCATGTACGAGTACATCTTGAGCCACTCACCTGTGAGGCTCTGAATGACTACATTGTTCGCCACCAGGTCCACGTGGTCGATGATATTGTAGCCAATGTTCTTGATCCACTGAAACTCGTAGCCAAGTGCACTGCATCCAGGATCGTATCCAGACGGGGGTGCTACGGACTGGCCGTTCACAATGGGCAGCGGTGCCATCGGCGACCAGATGTCAGGCAGCGTGACAAACAGATACGTATCGTGCAGCAGCTGGGCGTAGCGGTCGATACGACAACTCAGCGTTCGCTTGGACGTTGCATTCAAATCGAGATTGGCTGCTGAAAAGTCCATGCGAACAGACTCCATGGCAAAGTTGGTGTACCGGCGGTAGACAGCTCTGAAATGGGTCATGGATGGGTTGCCATTAATCAGGTGGTTCTGGGCCCCCACCTGGGTCAATTGCATTAAACCGCCAGGCATTGTATCTTATCCATATGATTGTTTAGACCAGAGAACCCTTGGCGACTACGCAGCACGTCGACGTGATCGTCTTGCCACCCGGTGTTGTGCCCGGAGCAAGAGTCGCTGGGCCAACGAACCGATTGTATCCAGCTGCCTTGTTCCCCAGAACAGCCGTTACGACATAATTGTACCGGCGATGAGGCGGAGGAGGATTCTGGGTGAATGTGGCGGCAATGATACGCCGTTTCTGGTAGGACAGATAATCCTGAGCAGAGTTGACCTGCATTCTATTTATACAGAGTGGAGAGAATACACTCAAATGAGGTTCGTTCTCGTCAGTACACATGTCGACCAGACCACCGGGTACTCAAAGGTGGTCTCCAATCTTCTGGCCCAGGCTGCCACTCTTGCCCCCAAGGTCAAGACGTTCCACTTTGGATTCCAGCGTCATCCCGAGCGGAAGAATATCCGCAAGACACCGGATGGTATTGTTGCCTACGATGCGGCGGCCAATGAGGACCCGAAGGAGGAGGGCTTTGGGTTCAATAAGATCCACGAGTACCTCGAGATGGTTGGACCGGATGTGGTGATGATATACAATGACCCGATGATCATTGCTCGGTTCATTCAGGCCATGAAGTTCAAGAAGGGCGAGACGCCGTACAAGCTCTGGCTCTATGTGGATCAGGTCTATACTGGAATCGCACCTCCGCTCATAAAGGAGATTACCACGAGTGCGGATCGCGTCTTTTGCTTCACGGACTCGTGGGCCAAGACGTTCACGGAGTATGGTACGGATATTGAGACGCCGCAGGTTATGGAGCACGCCGTGGACTCGACCATCTTCTCTCGTCTGCCCCTGGCGACGCGTTCGGCTCTTCGCAAGAATGTGGGTCTTCCCCCAGAGGCAATTGTCTTCCTCAATGCCAATCGCAACAGCCAGCGGAAGCGTCAGGACCTGACCATCATGGGATTCGTGGAGCTTCTGCGTCGTCATCCGGATAAGCCGCTGTGGCTTCTCATGGTGACAACGGTTGACCCGCAGAAGGGTGCTCACTATGACATTCAGCGTATCTTCCACGACCAGCTTGGCCGTGCGGGACTTGACCCGAATCTGTATGCAAAGCGGATGGCCATTGTGGATACGGCTCCGCCCAACATGCTGAGTGATGAGGGTATCAACCAGATTTACAATATGTGCGATGTCGGCATCAATACGTCGGACGGTGAGGGCTTCGGTCTATGTCAGCTCGAGCATCTGTACACAGGTGCTCCTCAGATTGTCACGGACGTGGGGTCGTATCGCTCCTTCCTGCCGACCACCGTTACGCAGTACATTCGTCCGGGTCCGCTGGTGTACCAGGCGGCGGCCATGCCCCTCGGTCTGAGTGCCCCGTCCTTCGACCCGAACCACGTGGCCGATGCGATGGATGCGGTGCTTGACAAGTGTATTGAGATGCAGTCCAAGGCGGCTGAGATGAAGTTCAAGACCTGGACCGACGTGTGTGCTTCTTGGCTCGCCGACCTGCGGACGGCGGCCGTGTAACTACCCAAGCCAATATTTAATCTGCGTGTCGGAGATCTTTGTTCCGATACGCAGCAACCGCTGATTGTCCTCAAAGGCCTGCCCGTCGAAAATCTCCTTGGAGTCGGGGTCCATGAAGTACACAATGTCCTTGATTTTCAGCTTCTGCAACCGCCGCTTCTTCCGCACCATGTTGCGAAGATAGGTCTCATCCAGGTCATCAGACTTGATGGACGGTTTGAATGCTAGGTCTTCGCCTGTCGCGGTGGTATCGAACCGCATACACGAAATCGCCGGCTTCTCACGGGAGTGGAGTTTGCGGTGAATCTCGCAGTCCACCGCCGACTGTTTGAGCAGAATGGAGATTCGCTGATTCACCTTGTCCTTTTCATACACCTTCTCATACAGGTACTCATCCGTGGACATGAACGTCTCCACAGCTGGTTCACCTTCATACCGTTTCATCTCCACATCGGACTTGCGAACAGCGACAATGTTCGGGCCTTCCGCACCCTTGGACTGAGACGGCGAAATGACGGAGATATACAGACTGACCTTGACTGTGCGTTGGTCGAGCGGCAGCGTCGCGTGAGAGCAGATGCGAATGGCTCGGCCGATAACCTGGTCATGACGAGCCGGTGTCCAGTGCGGCTCCATGATGTGGACGTGGCGGACATTGGCTAGCGTAATACCTTCGGCACCACTTGACGTGGCCATCAGCATGCAGAGCAGTTTCTTGCCACGCTTCTCAATGCTCGTCTTCAAGCTGGGTGGAAAGCTGTTCTCGTAGCGATTGTTGAGAATCTGACGCATCAGCTCACGCAGGTCCTCCTTCTCTTCGCCGGAGAAGAAGGCATAGGCCGGCTTATCCTCCATCTCGTCCTCCTGCCACTGACCATTCTTGTTGGTAATCTTGTACGGCTGCCATCCATTCGCATCAAGAATGGCGGCAAAGACACCAAGACCCTCCAGCTGACGGTACTGCGAATAGACGAACTGATTCGGCCACTCGGCACCGGCACCGCGGGTGGCCTCTACGTTGGCCAGCATCTTTCCCAGCTTGGGACTGAACTGTTCCAATGCCTTGGCGGTCAGGTACTTTCCAGGATTCGCCTTCAACGCCGCCAGAATCTCCGGCTTGTCGGGAACGTCGGTTTCCTTGACGACGTTGTTAAACTCCTTCTCCACCTTCTTGGTCAGAGCCTTCAACTCGGGCGGCACGGCAAAGTTACAGGCTAACCGAGAAATGACGCGATAGGACCCACCGTCGTCATTCATGCTCAGTGCCTTCTTCGCATCGGCCTTGATTTCTTGGAAGCGAACATCGAGATACTGCGTGAATTGCTCGGGACTCATCACCACCTTTTCCAGCATCTTGTCGTCTTCCACGCGTTTGGGGATTAACCGCTCGTCGGCACCCTTGAAATACGACACCAAGCCCTGGATACGCTTCGCAAAGAGCAGCGGATTCTTGATGTTCAGTCCGTCGAGAAACATGGCAGCAAACTCCTCGAACTTTGTGGGCAGGCATTCCAGGTTCTCGCTTGTCACGCGGTCCACGGCAATCTCAGACCCAAGCTCGCCTGTCAGTTTCTTGTCCCATGTCTTGACCCAGTCCATGGCTAGGGGAACAAAGGGAACATCCTTCTTGTACTGGACGGCAATGCGGTCTCCGGCTTCATTGTACACGGACCGAAAGTGAGGAGGGTTGCGAGTAATCAGCACATACTTCTTCACGGCATTGAACTCAATCGTGTCCACATCCGGCAGAGCCTTGAAGGCCGTCTTCATCTTCTCCTCATCCCATGCCGCCGCCTTGCCAAAGGGAATGGTGATACGCTCAATCGGGCCACGCAGCAGATTCATCAAGTAGGCAATCTCGTTGGGGCGATTGATGACGGGTGTGCCCGATAACCCGACAATCTTGCAGTCCGTGGCCTTGTACACGGCATCGTAGAGGCGACGGGCAATCTCGGAGGAATTGACGATACGCGAAATCAAGTTGTGAACCTCGTCGATAATGACCACGCAATTGTTGAACGGGTTCTCGGGGAAGTTCCCCTCGGCGTCGGGTTTCGGGACAAAGGTGTCAATGTTCTTGGAGCTGAGACCGTTGTAGTTGATAAAATTGAAGCGTTGTCCAATGATATCCTCAATCTGAGCCTTGATGATATCCTGAGCCGTCTTGGGCAAGTCCTTGAAGTTCGGGTTCTCGCCAGCGACAGTCACAAAGAACTTGCCTGTCCGGTCCAGGAATCCATCGGAGATGCTCAGTGCCTTGGCCTCGACACGGGACTGGTCATTGAGAGCCTTTTCCCGCCAATGCTGCTCAAAGGCGTAGATGGGGTCGCCGCACTTTCGCAGCTCAGAACGGTAATTCTGTTGAAGGGAAGCCGGAGTCAACACATAGACCTTCTTGTAGCTCATCAGCGACTCAGCCACGGCAATGGAGGTGCAGGTCTTACCCGAGCCCAGTCCGTGGTAAAGCAGAATGCCCCGATACGG